CTGGATCTGCTCCTGGGAACGCTGCCCAGGCTAAACCTGCCGCCTTCACTTGGGGAGGACCCCAAAGTATCATAGCGGCTTGAGCAAGATAACTTGCAACATTGAGAGTAATACCAAATCGGTTACTCCAATGAGTCACCGTGAACGCCGCCTACTCGAGGCGCTCACCAACTTGCGACCTTTCTTCTTACCATTCGGGTAAATATAGCGCACCTTCTTGCGCCCTTTCGTAAACACCTTACCCTTCTTCCAATTCTTCGATTTTCGTCGTGCCATCAACATTCACCGCCTAAATCCGGGATACTGCAGGACATTATCCGGGGCATCAACAGACACCTCCAAGCAAACCAATTCCTGACTGCAGTGCTCCCGCCTGCCATCACCAACTGAAGGATCTGCGCTCCCTTAGCCAGGGGCACAACAGTAGACTTCATCTCGTCGCTCATCATATCGCCTTCGCAGCCACGCCCTGGTAGTTACCAGGTGCGAGATTAACACACAGGAGTCCAGACTCACCTGAGCCCTCTCCTGAAAAGGATACTCGAAGGAGACCGGCGAGAGCCTCACCGCCCTGGCCGAAGCCAGTGTCTCCACCATTGGTGATCCTAATTCTAGCCTGGAGCATACCACCGACTCCAGACTCAGACCCTCCGACATAGATCGGGTTGTCACCACCAGGCGAATCAAGCGCCTTTCCATACGGTGGCTGGTCATTGTCGACCTCTTGAATATTCACAAGAGCAAGCATGGTATCCCCATCGTCGAACAAATTGGTTATCCAGGAGTTCGCAGCATCTCCTGGCACCTCAGGGCTCTCTGACTGAACAGTCGTTCGAGTATCAGCGTAGCCCTGTATGATCGGATGACTACCGTCAGTAGAAATCGCCGGGTTAGGAACCCCCGAATCATCCCCAAGCATGTGACATGCATTGGTAGTGCTCGTTCCCGCCACAGAGGTGGGGGACACGAACAAGCTGTAATCCCATTCAGCACCAATGTAGCTGAACTCAGTCTGACTTCCATCAATAGGAATCATATTGATGGTATTGTATGTCGTCCCTGCGGCAGTCCCCGAATAGTGGACGCCATCCATGAAGACCTTGAAATCCGCCCAGGTCCCCTGGTCGATATCGGTCTGTCGATTCATCTTCTTCCACAAGGCAAACGCCTGGCGGTGCGAGTTCTCAGTTGTCCAAGTATTGCCAACGACGTCGATATCACACGACGCCACACGTGCAGGTGTCCAATTAGCATTGGGCACGAACTGGTAATTCTCGACATAGTATGTCTTATTCTGCGAATACCCTTTTCGATTAACAAGGCTCAAACATTGAGCCAGATCGATGTAAGCAACTCCCAAAGTATTGGGACAATGAAACCACAACTGACGTTGAACTCCCTGCGCCATAGGCTACCGGTGCAATTTGCACACTATAATCATTCTTCCTCTTTCAACTCAGAATCAAACTTCCACCGAGTTGGCTTCCCGCAAGCTGCGCAAAGCCATCCGCCCACTCCAACAGGTCGAGGACGTCTACAAGAGCAAGGCATCAGACAGACCTCATATCATACAATGCATGAATCCTAGGATAGTGCTGAAAATAGACCTTGGGATACTCCTTCGCAATCTGCTCCGGATCTAACCCTTCTTCAACTATTGCAGCCACAGCAATAGCAGACAGGGTTTTTGATGAACTCCCTCCGGTTATCCGAGCAGTTTCCTCGGCGTCGGGAATCCATTCACCATAACTACCTAACTCATCTACCCTGGTCTTTTCCTTCAAAGAATAGACCATGGCCTGAGTCCGAGTGCCTTTCCTAATCTCCACATGACTAGGAATAGCTTTTACAACCTCACTCATGCGCAACGATCCGTGCCATTCGCTGTAACATTGGGCATGATAACGGTCTGTATCTGGACAGACCTCAAACTGACCGCTAAACCAGCGGCATCGAGTGTCCTCTGCGAGGCCCTCGAACAACACTCTTACCAGCGCCCTGAAAGTGTTGTCAGTCATATCGTCAGCGCCGATATGTCCCTTATGCACAGTGTGCACCCAATGCCGTCTTTGTCCTGCCATATCCAAAGCCGGTCACTCTAGGGTAGTTAAACATTAGGTGGGTTAACTAGTGTTTCACCGCGTTCTGTCAAGCGATTGTGAACCCCCATAATGGGTTGGGTAATAATACGCCAACCCATTAACAGCACCGGCCGCTGGTGTAGTCACACCATTCGTCCTTCGGACGAGCCTCCAGCGGTTCGCCTGCGGCGCACGTAGAGGACAAGCGTGCGGCCCGGGTTGGTCAAGGACCCCAGGACGGGACCATTCCCTGAGGAATCAAACTGTAGTGATGTCATAGCACCACCACTCCGGCTTCTCTGGATCACAGAATTGATCCGACAAATCTCGATAACCATCGAGAGCGACTTCCATAAGAGGAGTCTTCTCATCATGCCCCCAATTACGGGCAATGAAATAACCCAGCGCGTACGTAGCTGGATCTGCTCCTGGGAACGCTGCCCAGGCTAAACCTGCCGCCTTCACTTGGGGAGGACCCCAAAGTATCATAGCGGCTTGAGCAAGATAACTTGCAACATTGAGAGTAATACCAAATCGGTTACTCCAATGAGTCACCGTGA